TCTTTAGGAGCTTGTCCAAGTTTCTTTTCCAGCTCGGAGTACGCTTTCGCCATGTCCGCCGGGTCTTTGAACTTTTCGGGGAGCCATTCCGGGCGGTCGCTTTGCTCTTGCGGTAGTTCCGTTTCGGCTTGCTGTTCGACGGCTTCTTCTTGGGGTTTCTCTTCGGTGGGTTCGATCTCATTCGGTGCTTTCTCGTTAATCTCTACTCGGTGTAATTCAGCCATAGTTTGTTATTCCTCTTGCGGTGGTTCCTGTTGTTGTGCCATGTACTGCTCCTGTGCTGCGTTAATGGCGGGTCCGACTGCGGGTGCTCCGAGCTTCTGTGCCATCTCCATCATCTGTTGCTGTTGCATAGCTTGTTGAATTTCTTCCTCCGTCTTAATCAGTCCTTCCGTCTCGATACCCAAAGCTGTAGCTCTACGCTTGAAGTAATCACTGACGTTTAAGTATTGAGTGACGGCTTGTGGTCCTACTACTTGGTTCGCTCCAGCTAAGAACATATCTAATCTATTCAGATCATTACCACGACCGAGTGCTTCCACTCCAGTAACAATAGTAGGTTTAACGATGTCCTTTGGTATCTTAGGCAGGCGCTTGTCCTTAGACATCTTGTCCATTAAACGACTGACGATGGGTAGCTGTAGCTCCTGTGATAACAAAGAGTAAAGACCACCTAATGCAGACTCCAACTCTTGACTGAGCATTCTTATCTCCTCAGCTGTTACACGCTCTGCATCTCTAACTACTCCAGATGTCAGTAAAAATGCTTGGCTCAAACGGTCTGTTATACCAGCCATAGTAGCTTGAGCAGTACGGAAGTCATTGAACTTATTAAGTTGTAACACCGATACATCTGCTTCTGACCCTTGTACGATTGCACCGTTGGGTGCTTCTGCTAAAGTTCTTGATCTTGTTGTACCGTTAGGATTAACCATGAACAGTACCTTCGCTGCTGCTGCACTACCTTCTACGATAGCTTTGGTCAGTGCTTCTAACGACTTGAGATCACCGAGGTACTCCTCAACAAATCCTCTGCCGTAGTCCTCCCCATCAATCTGTGTGTAACGCAACGGTAACCACGGGGACTTCTCAATCGGATACTTACCCACGCTCTCTTCAATAAGAATACCTTTTACATCTTGGTACACATTGAAGTGGTCATCTTCTCTAACTACTGCTGTGTATAAGTCACAACTGTTTTCTTTCTCTTGGCGATATACTTCCTCTCTTACCGATTCAGGAAGCATCATAGGAGCTACTGTTTCTTTAATAGCTATGTGTGTAACGTTACCCATCGGGTCTCTCTTCACGACATAACGATCCAGTTTGAACACTCTCATACCACCCTCATCCGGGAGATATAACAAAGAGTTACCAGTAACCAACAAGTTCTTTAACGCTTGGAAGATACCGTTCCTGAAGTTCTGTACTTCTACTTCTTGTGATACACTACGCTCTACATCAGCTAATGCTTTCTCTAAGTCAGTACGTAGTTGTTCTGCTCCTTCTGCACCGAGGTCTTCCTTTGCTTTGTCTAACTCATAGCGATCTATAACAAGACGAAAGAACGGAGCGTTAGGTGGTAGCAGTGCAAGTAATAGCTTACTACTAAGATTCAGCACTCCTCTAGCTCCTATACCTTGGTACGGTGTGTAGTACTTAGTGGCGTAGTTGTGACCGTCAGGTGGTAAGACATAAGGAAGTGTAAGCTCAGAAGCTGTACGTCCTCTGTCTAAGAATGACCACCGCTGGTTCTCCAACGAATGATATAGCCCTTGGGCTGTTTCGTGCATCTTACTCTTCGACTACATTAGCAGCCACATCATCGCATTTCCAAGGACCACTTTCTTTAACACGAAACCTCCACTGACCTTCAACTTCTTCAGGGTCTGCGTATTTAATAGTGCCAACAGCTGGAATGCCTAAGTATGCTTCTATGCGAGTTATCTCTGCTTGTGCTTCTTCTTGCGTGGAATGTACTGAATATTTCATAAGTATTAAGAAAATGCTGTTAATGTCGGAAGCGAACTATACTTATTTTGTAAGTAGCTATTTACTGTGTTTTTATCAGTAGTTGAAAGATCACCACCCCACACAATAATCTCGTAAATATCGCCTTTATGCCAGATAGTGTTAATTGCTTTACCTATTTGAGCGAGTGTTCGGGAGTTGGTAGTAGTTGCAGAAATAATAGAATTACCACCCTGTACATAAATATTGTGATTATTACTACCATCCCTAGTTGACCAAAACTGCTGGATAGAATTGTAGTGCGGCCCGTATGTATTGTCCGTAACATTTCCCGAAATACCATAAGTTTTGCCAGCATACTCCAAGAAGATATATTGACTGGCAGTGTCAGTGCCTATAGGTAGAAGAGTATCAGCGTCAGCAGTAGTGTTAGTCACCATCACCACATTAAATGCGGTAGGTAGCGTGTAATCAGTAAAATCTAAAGAATCGCCCCCATCAAAGCTTACATACTTATCGTTACCGCTAACATTGAATGTAGGTTGTGCGGAACCTGTAGCTTGAGAAGCATCATAGTTAACAGCTTGACCACTTCTATCTCCCCAAGCACTTACTGCCGAACCGGCTGATGGGTTGTTTGCTTGATCGCTTCCGTCCAAAATAGCAGCGTCAAAGTGCATGATGGGTTGGACTGAAATATTGTAATTAGTACTACTAAATAAACCACCACTGTAACCTAACTGATTAGCTGCGTAGTTAGGATCGTACTGAGAATCGTAATTAAATGTATTCCAATATGTACCGTCGTACCAACGAAGTTTTCCTGTGTTGGTTTCTAAGTATACATCACCTGTAGCGGGGCTGGATGGTAAGTTAGTATCTGTACCTGATGATATATAAGGCATACCAAGTGTAGTGCGAGCAGCGGATGCGTCTGCGTCGTCTACAAGCGTAGCACCAAATGCTGAGATTCCGTGTACTTGTGTTAATGCTTCGTGATTACCTAAAGAAACTTGTGTAGCTAACCCACTTATATCTGCTGCCTGTACGGGAGCTTGGGTCATTAAGTTTGATACGGTTACTTTCTTTGTTGTGGTATCGGTGTCGTCAACAATAGCGAATAGATCGGCTCCTGCTGGTGATGTAAGCTCGGTAAGCTCTGTTATCTTTTTATTAGCCATGAGTATTAAGCGGGTTCAAATAATAATATTTCGTTTAGTTCAGTTGTCAATGGTTCACTTGCTTCTGTAAAGATCGCTCCGTCTATGACTTCTTCTTGTGGTACGTCAAATCCGTAGAGCTTCTCGAAAGCTGGTCGTATGAAGTTGCCCGGTAACGGTGTGATGTTGCTGGGCTTTTCAAGCGTTGATGGAAACTCAAGTGACATTATAGAGAGTCAACAGTACCAGTAGCGTAGACGCTGTGAGTACCTGCGGTGTAAGCGGAGACATTAGCTCTTAGCTTTTGGTAGTGTCCGTGGTCATCACGAATCATAACCGATCCTTCTGAGGATACCGATTGACTGTGGACGACGTGCCAAGCACCACCAATCCAAGCTTCAATGTCTACTGTTGCGGCTCCTGCGGATTCTGTGGCGACGACAAATGTCCATCCCTTAGAACGCTCAACCGAGAAACTGTTACCCGCCCCTGAACTAGTAGCAGATGAGAGCAACGTCTTTTTATCAAGTGTGCGAAGGCTCATATATATTATATATTATTAGTTGTTATTATGAAGAAAGCTGTACACCCGTACCACCGTTACCTCCACCCATTCCGATACTAGGACGACGACGAGCCGTAAGTTGGGCTGTTCCTCGTTTAAGTTTTTTAGGTTGCGTCTGCCTTACGGTTTTAGCTGCCGTTTCCATTTCTGTAGGAGGAGGCGGTGCGGGTGCTGGAGGAGGAGTAGGTTTTATCTCCGGCATAGCGGGCATCTTAGGTTGCGAAAAACACATGGCTAATTCTGTACTTGTTTAGTTACTATATCTTGTTCTAGTTGGTCGTCGTAAGTCTGTTGCAGGTAATTAATTACACTGCGTTGTCCTACTTTATACCATACCTCACGATCTGAGTCTGTCAACAGTGGACATTTATCAGGGAACAGTTTGTCAAGTTTATTGATTAGCTCCTGTGACAGAGCGGGTAGTACTATTTCTTCTTGGTTCATAACTCTACTTTATCTTCAGTCCATACATACATAGGAGTCATCTCTCCTACATAAGCACCTGCTATATTAAAACTAAAATAATCCATAGCGTCTTCCATACTCATACCATCTCTCTCCACAAGTATAGCTAACATACGTTCGATTGAATACACGATACGTCCTGTGTTATAACAAGTACCGATAACTGCACCATCGAATCCATCTGCTTTAAGTGGTTCATTCATGTTCTCTATATCCTAGATCGTCCAGTTCTTTCGGGAGCTTCCCTTGTTTAATCTGTTCTTCAGTCCAACACCAAGCCGACGCATTCCACAGGATAGCTGCCGCATGGTCCTCAGTATTATCGCCCTCCCCCAACGCCAACAGATGTCTAAAAATACTATCATATAATCTACTTAAAGGGAAACCTCGTTTCCAGTTGTTGTCTCCGTAAAGCTTTCCGCCATCTTCAAATCTTTTTGCGAGACTGCGAAGGGCGATTGGAGGAATAAGGCTGGGTCGTCCCCGTC